CATATGAATGATTAGCACCAAAGAAAATATGCTCACACTGTTCTTGATCGTAATGTTTTTGAATCAAGTGCGGTTCTTGTAATCCCGTTACAAACAATGTCTTTAAGCCAAACGCAGGAGTCTTTTCAACTTCTACACCTGTGAAGAAGATAACGTTGTCTGCTTCGCCTGTTTCGTAATCACGTTTCATTTTTAACTGTCCTAGTTAGTCTTTCGATTTCGTCTTTAATAGCAAGTTTCTGTTTCTTCATTTTATCCAACAACGGATCTGCAATATAGTTACTATAACAAAGATCAATTTCTTTGTCAAGTTGTTTATGTTGTTTTAATAAAATTTCAATACGTTCGTTCAAACTCATATTATTATCCTTCGAGTTGTTCTAGTTTACTCTCTTCTTCTTCGCTAAAACTACCATCCTCGTGAGTAGTATCTTCTACAACATTATCCTCTACGTCAAACAGACTGTCAAAATATGTATTTGCATTTACGGTCTTTTTACCGATAGCACCTCTAGTACCTGGGATAGCCATCCAAAACTTACTGTAGTCTTCGATGATTTGATTGGCTTTATCTCTGTCATCAGTTGCGAATATTGTGTCCACAACATCTCTGAAAAATAACCTGTCAAATTGCTCTTGCACAAGCATTGCAGGAACTGCTCCTGTGTCGTATTGTCTATTTGCTTCTTGAACTGCATTAATGTGGCTCCACACGTTATGACCCATTTGGATCGCATAAGAAAAACTATCCCACGATGTTTTTCCTTCTTTGCCTATTTTATTTAGGTCACCAGGTGCATACTTACAAATATCTTTAGCCTGCAAGTTTTGTGTAAGTGGCGAATCTTTAAAACTTTTATATTTGCCTTCACGCACAAATGCTTGACTAAATGGTGTTGTATCAGTTGCTAGTGCTTTACTGTCGATGCTAGGTACCATTCGGTAAACCCATTTAGTTCGATCTTTCGTTTCGAGTTCACAATAGATTTGTCCATTCGCGGTTGCAAGGAAAGGACTAGCACAGTCAAAAGTAATTGTAAAGTTTTCATTATGATATTTCCTTACTGCTCTCTGAATGTCGGTTAATAAAGTTGCCCATTCTAGTTTTGACGTTCCTAGAAAGTGCATAAAGTCATGAATGCCTTTTTCAAGAAGACCATCAAAACGTAGTGCTACAATACGTTTAAGAACCAAATGCACATCGCACATGTTCTGTCCACCCATTGACCAGCCATTAAAGTGTGTATCAGGATACTTTGCTGGATCACAATAGTCTTTCATTTGCTGATACCAATCTTCTGCATCAGCATGATTTTCACCTTGTAAAACATTTAGAAACTTACAGTTACCATTGCGATTGGCCATAAAGTAATCGTTGTTAATGCGTGTTGCGGCAACGGCTTCTTCGTATGTGCTAATACCGGTTGCTTTTGCACCTGCAGGAGATCGTGCAACCCACGCTGGAATATCAAGAATCATTCCATAGTCCATGTAAGCATCCATCCACGCAAGAACTTGTTCACGTTTCTTTTGTGCTTTAGGGCAATTAGGATTCTTCCAATCGCCTTCCCATACACCTTTACCAATCTGGAACCCGCCTGAGTCACCAAGTAACCACGAATTGTTTCTATCTCTGTTTCTGATCATGTCTTCTTTAGGAGCATCCTTGTTTACATCAAGTTCTGCGTGTCCAGCGGAATACAAACTCCATTGATAGTTAAACAGACCGTCTTTCTTGTTAAACCAATTAAGACTTTCCATTTCGTTGTTAGGAAAAGGAATACGGCTTTTGTCTACATACTCCTCTCTGCGTTGCTTACCGACAAACGTAGCATAGAAGCCACTAATAGCAGGCAGAAAGATTGCGTAGTCTTTTTGTTCTTTAGTTAAGTCCGTATTCAATTCTTCTCTCCTTACTTAGTTTGTGCAGGAAGAATATAATTGTATTCTGCTAAACCACTGTCAACTGTAAGTTGCATTGCACCTTGATCGGAAATGTTCATAGTAATCTTACCATCTAAGTTTAAGATTGCTTGTACTTGTGCTACAGGCCAACTCCAAGAGTGTTTAAGTGTTCCAGTAACGTCAGTTGCAAAAACAAATGATCCTGCGTGTGAACTAGCATCACCAAAACTAAACACTAAGTTATTATCAGTAGTACTTACAGTAAATGTAGGTTCTTCTGCGTGTGCCGCACTCATTAATTTCATACGTTGAATTGCCGCCATTGTGGGCTCAACATCAACATCCCATGATGCACCTTTGAACTTAACAGTCTTTAACTTTTCTTCAATGATCTGTTTATTCATAAAGCGATAGTCGTTTTCAAAATCGCCTGCTGTATTTTCAAAGTGAATGTGTGTAGGAACAACTTCGCCATTGCGATCTGCTTGTACAACATCAATTTTTGCATCTGCTTTGTATTCAGGATTTTTTAAGTGTAGTGCTAACTTTTCTAAGTTAGGCATACCAAACGTACCTGTAAACTCGCTGATTGGATTTTTAGTTTGTGAACTTAAAATAACACTACGGTCTTCCGCCATGGATTCGATAGTTGTATCTGCTTCACTTGTTACCTTCACAATGTTAAGAAATCCTAACGAGTGTGTGTGGGCAACGATGTCTTGTAAAATGTCTTTCATAATTGATCTCCTATAGTTACATTATATTTAGAAAAACGGCCTTTGTCAAGTGCTTTCTCTTGGACAAGATAATCTATTACTCCAATTTTCGGGCTCCATCCTAGATCGAACAATTCTTTTGGATTGGCAACATTATCAGTCAACTCATAGGCTGTGCCTTGACGCATTGGAACATCAATACCAACTGCATCAATTAGTGCCTTTAAATGCACAGCCTTACCTGTGCCTACATCAATTACTCCAGTCGTAGACGAATCTAACAACAGTGTAATTGCTCTACACACGTCAGCAACGTGTATAAAATCTCTTGTGTGGTTGTTTATATATTCTACTTCGTTACGAAGTAGTTTGGGTATAAACATTTCGGGTCTTTTGTCCCCGCCGTATACAGTTCTAAATCTTAGTCCTAAACTATCTTTTGGCGCAATATGTTCAAGTATAAATTTAGTCATTGCATAAGGATTGCGCGATGGGTCTATTGCTGTACTACTACTTGCATATACAATGCGTGTATTTGGAAAAGCCTTTACAAGCCTTTCGAAAGCAAGAACGTTGTTATACCAATATTCATCTGGATTTTTCAAACTTTGTCTTACTCCGCTTTTACCTGCAAGATGTACAATAACATCTACATCGTGATTTAACTCACAGGTATTTAGGTCTTGGCCTAACTCAAGGTCGCAAAACTGTAACGTATGACGCCCAGCCCAAAACTTCTTAAGAGTCGAACCAATTAAACCTTCGCTACCTGTAAGTAAAATTTTCATATTAACGTACTACTAACGGTTTTGAACTTGAAGTGTCGTGGTAGTCACCTGACTTATAATAATCACGCACTGCTGTTTCTTTTATCATCATATCGTCTTTCATACGATAGGTAATAATCTCACGCCGGATTACGTCAGTTGTGTCTGCATTAAATGCATCTTTAAAAGGTCCTTCGGTCATTTTTTAACTCCAAAATGTTTATATGATTGTTGTACGCACTTTGCTTGGTAATAACAATCTGCAAGAGCATTATGTAGGCTCTCTTGAATTGCTTTACGTGGATCACTAGGCATCATAGCAAACAGTGTTCTACTGTCTCTAATTTGCCAGTAGTTCCATGGCGCAGGCTTTTGTGCTTCTTTGTATAAATGCTGTAAGATAACAAAGTCAAACGTAGGACCTTGACACCAAATGTAGTCTAATCCTACACACCATTTATTAAGTTGACGTAACATTTCTGGTACAGTAACACGATCATCATGATCACCAAATGCTTCGTCTTGAATTGCTTGATCTTGTTTACCCCACCAAGCAAGGGTATTCTCGTCAATTGAACGATTAAAGTTTTCTGTTTGATCTTCAATGTCGCCTCGCAGGTATAATCCGCTATGCGGTTCGTTATCACTAAAAGGGTCAAACTTAATAGCACCTAATGTCATAACAACACTATCAGGCTCTACGCCTAGTGTTTCTAAATCAATCATACCGTGAGTAGCCATTTAATCTCCGAAGTCAAACAAAGTGTTAAATGTATTGTTTTGTTTAGTACTTTCTAAATCATACTTCAATACACCAATTAAGTTATCTAATTTGTTATCAATAATAGTACCTTCCATAGCATCACTGTCAAACGGCAAATCTTTAAACCATTGCGGCAAATGCATCTCATCCACAGGATACGCAACACTAGTATAGCCCATTGGATTCTGTTTTAGTTTACAAACAATGACTTTCATACCATCTACAATTTCTTGCGAGTACTTGTCACTGTTCATACGCTTGAGTGTGTTCCAGTTAATGCTTGCTCGAACGTGTCCGGGCATGTTTGCTTTGCCTTGCTTTTGCTCTAGTCGCTGATAGTGACCAATCTTGTTTGCACGTTTAGGCGAACCTTTCTCCCAACCTGGACGAGATTTAAATTCACTTCTAAACTCAGCAATCATATCAAGGATAGTTTCTTCATCTCCTTCTTGCAATACTTTAATAAGGATCTCACTAAGGAAGTCTTGCATAAACACTGGAGTGTCACTGCGTTTAAGATCCAAGCCCATTGCTTTTACTTTGCCCGGCTTTCCATCTACATCCATACGCTGACCTTCATTGTCATAAATCAGTGCCGCATAACGCTTCTTAGTAATAAACAATCCTGACTCAGCAACAATTTCACGCCCTGCCGCAATAACATCTGCTCTGCTATTCGGACAATGGAATGTGTCACTCATAAACTTTGGAAATGACTTGTTTGCTGATTCGCATACTTGGTCATACAGTGAAATAACATTGTCCTTACTCCAAGGAATAGTACCGTTATTAATTTCTGCACGTAATATAGGGTATGCACTAAAGTATACAGAGTCAGTATCACCGTAAATAACACTCTTACCTACATGATTGTACTCACCTGTAATAACTTTGTTTACTTCTGCACTCATGTGCTTAACAATCTGACGACCAGTAAGCGTAGTTGATTGTCCAATACGACCGTCAAAGAATCTACAACCTGGATTAAGAATAGCACCATACAAACTGTTCAAGTTAATCTTCTTAACCAACTGTCGCTTGTCCCAAAACGCAATCTCTGTCTTGTTACCTGCGGCAATTGCTTTACGCATTTTACCTTGTAGTTCTTTACGTTCGCTGTACCAACGCTTTAGTAGTCCAGGAATAACACCTTCAAACTCTGTTGTAAAGATTGTACCATTAGCACTAAGCATCCAAGGCTGATTGCTATCGTAAATTACTTTGTAGATCTGTGCGCCACTCATTACATCTGATTGACCATTTTCCCAATCAACTGTAATACTTACATCTCGACGCTGATCCATAACTGCCTCAAACTCGTCAGTACCAAACTTACCTTCCCATGCCGCCGCAAAAGACTTTTTCTTTAGTCCCATTTGCTCACCAACATATTTGTTTGTTAGTTCTGGACGAAGTTGTCCTACAACAGTTGCCGGATCCATATTTAATGCACGAATCACTGACGGATACAGTGAGTTCAAATCCATTGAACCAATCCACTTATGTACACCTACTTTAGGATATGCTACGTAAGCACCTGCGGCTGGTTCTGAGCCTGGTTCACGTCGGATTCTATTTGGAACCTGCATACCTCTATGATGTGCTTCGTTAATAATTGCTTGCTCTGTAACAGCAACAGCACCCATAGTGGTCTGTAGCAAAACAGTATTTGCATGAGCAAGTTCATTGGATAAGTCAATAAACTTTAGTTTTTGGTCCAACTTGTCCAGTAGTGCAACGTCTTGTCTGTTGTACTCGATGAACGTTTTGAAGTCATTGTTATAAAGTTGATCGAGCGTACCTTCGTACACAGTTTTGTTTTCGCCAACTTCAAGTTCGCCAATGGCATCCAGTCGATAAGTGTGTCTTTCTTCATACGTGTATTTACGATATAATTCCAAAGAATCTAAATGCACTCTGCCTATTAGGTCATAGGTTTCCGCTTGTTTCCCAAACTTTTCATACTCACGTTTTTTTGGAAACTGATTGAAAAGACAAAAACGTCTTGTATCTTCTTTACTTAGGACTCGTTGTACACGATTAACAGTATATGGAATATCATAACCTTCACTGTTCCAACCTGTCAAAATGTCAGCATCTTGAATTAGATCAAGGAATGTATCAAGCATCTTACCTTCGTCTTCAAACAAGATAACTTGGTCTCCCCATTCTTTACATTCTTCCTGTGCTTGTTCCATTGTAAGTGTCTTAGGAGGAAGTGCTAATGTAACAAGTGCATCAAGCCACTGTAGATGTACAGTAATAGCAGTAATGGGCATAAATGGATCACTAGGATCAGCAAAGCCACGCTCTGGATCAAAGTCTGTCTCAATATCGAAAAAGCAAATGTTTAGATTGGGTGCATCATGATTGAGATAGTTTTCACTCAAGCATTGGAAGATTGGATTAATATCGCTTTCAAACAAGTCTTTGTTTTTATTAATTGCTTGTTCTTTACGAAAGTCTTTTGTGTTCTTACACACAATGCGATTCAACGGATCGCCAAAGATGCTTTTGTATTTGCCTCTTGGGTCTTTATAGTAAAATGTATATTTTACTGGGTATTCTGAATATGTCCGCTTACCTTCTTTTCGCTCTACACAGCGAATTAGATCAGCATTACGGTCAAAAAATGCGTCTACGTAACTCAAATTGTTCTCCTTCGTATGCCAATTTTAGGCTGGCAAATACCAAATCGTTTCTAGCCGAAAATGCTATCTTGTAAAAGACCAGCAATGTATATAATTGTAAGTCCTGCGTTTAAAACAATCAATGACTTCTCTTTCCAAAGCACTCCAATGAGTACCCAAATACCGTTTGCAACAGTAAATGCATAACTATAGTAAGGGTACATATTAAACGCCGCCATAACCGCGGCAATTAAAAGTACGGTTGTTCCTAACCAAGCCAAAGGTTGGTAGGGTTTAGTTTGAGTCTTTAATTCCTTTAAAGTATTCTTTGTCATTTTGTGCCTTATCATCTATCCATATATCGTAATGGGGTTTACCAACTCGTAAACTGTGATATTTAACTCCCCATTCTTTAAATTGCCTAATTGTAAACTGTTCCCAGTCTTTGCCTGAATTTGCGCCCCTTGCTGTCCAGTAATGTATTTCATCACCACTGTCGTATAAGTTATTAAAATACTCAATACGTTTAACATCAGGTTTACTATTTTCATAATCACTGTTAACAGTATAACAGATTGTGCCGTCGATGTCAACCATATATTTCATCATGTTGCCCTCTTATTTTTCGAAAGTTTCGATTGTCAGGATACTCATTATAGTACCCTTTGGTCAATAACTTATTACTTGCTTCTTTTGTTTCATCAAACTTTTGTATTACAAAGAACCTAATAGTCGGATCATTTAAGTCATTTTCGTAATCCATATAATTGTATTCGATAAACAACAAATTACGGTCTAAAAAGTATTGTGTCCTACATAATCCAAATAGTTCTTTACCTTCGTGCTGATCTTCAACGTCATGAAGAACAACTAGAACAGCATGTTTGTCTTTTGGAAATTCAAACATTGCTTTCATTACATCTAAATATTGATCAGTATGTATTCTAGGAACATCGCTATTTGCCCAAGGACATCTTCCTTTTGCTAGATCATCTAAGTGCTTATCTAACCAAATATTGATTCTACCAATATCCAACTGCTACTCCAAATCCAAATACATTAACTACGGCAAAGTATGACGTGAGCAGTAATACCCATGCCGCGCCGCGCCTGTAACTTGCATATGCTTGTGTTACACTACCTACAAAGAAACCCGGGTATACATATACCATATTAGGATCGTTTGCTGTTAATGCAAGCGTCATACTTGCCGTAACAGTGAAAACAAAACTAACAAGTTCAAAGTAAAATGCTACACTGTCACTGTAATACGAGTCTTTCCAAAAGTTAATGGTACGTTGCATTTATTTGTCTTTGCCAACTGTAACAACAAGTGTTTCAAGATCGTCAAATTCATCAGCAACTTTGTGCCAATCTGCTTTGTGTGCAACTTTGATTGCTTTGTTAATTAAACTTGTTTTGATATCAAGTTCTTGTGATACTGCTTTTACGGTTTCTCTGAGACCTTCTTGTAGATCTTCAATTTCCCGTAAAACAGTTGCGCCTTCGTTAACCAAACGTTCTAGTTTTGCTTTTTCGTCGGCACCATAAGTTCTGCTAGACATATATTACTCCTGTTATGTTAGTATTGTTATATTATATAGTCGGACGGAGTGAAAGTCAAG